AAGTAAATAAACAAGTCAAAAAAAGTAAAAAACAAAAGATAAAAGAAGCGAAAAACAATAAAATTAATAATTTAGTCAATTGGATCGATAATGAAAAGAAAAAACAAACTTCTAAATTCAAAGTAAATAATTCTATTTTAGATAATTATGTAACTGATGAAAGTGTGGAATTTCATAGAAAATTTCGGGAAAATATTTCAGATGATGGAGAAAAAGCTAAAAATATCGGCTGGAAAAGACTGATAGAACAAAGCAATTCATAGTTCAAATAAAATATAAATATAAAATATAAATATAAAATATAAATTTTATAAAATATAAACTATAAAATATTTTTTGCGCGATGAGTTTAGTTGTTCCTATAGAAATCAGAAATGATATTAATCCGTATTCTGGATATATCAACCCAGAATCTAAGTTTGCTAAAAAAAATCTCAAAGGTCTTTTTTATACTAAGGAAAATCAAAGATATTTAGCTAAAGAATTGTATTTAATGATTACTTGCGAACAATATGTTAAGGATAATTTGCCTGATGAAGCTATTTATGATATTCCGGAATTACATGGAACACATGATGATCCTATTTATGGATTTAATAATCGATCATCTTATTTTGATAAAATTAAATTAATGATACAAAAGTTTGTTAGATGTAAACCTCGCATCGATCAATTAGTTTTCAGTATGATCGAAGCTCATCCAATGCCTTTTAAAGAAGAATTGGGAATTTTAAATCCTGTACAACAATTACACGGTGTTAACCTAGACTTTTTAACCAAGACTGCTCAAGATATTATTCAAAATTCTCAAAATTTAATTCCAGAAATGGGGAGAATTAACCCAGACACCGGAAAATATGAAACTGCTGAATATGATTATGATGCTTCTTCTTATTCCGACGGTACTTGGCACCCAGAACATTTATTTACTAATAATACTCGAAACAGAGATAATGTTTATTGGGAACCTTTAGAAGTTAATATTTATTCAGATCCAGATGCCGGAGGCCGAGGAGCTGCAGGAGTTGGTCATAAATACAATAACATCATATATAATCAAGGTACTAAAAAATATTATGAATCCAAAGTAGCTTATGATGGATCTAGAAAAGGAGCTATCACTAAGAACCCACAAGAAAGACTTAATGGCAATTCTTACGGACAATTTCCTGGATGGCAAACCACTGTTAACAAACGATTTTATGATCGCGAAAATACTTTAGGACTGAAAGATGGTGGAATTGATGATCGCCGAACTCAAAGACCTCATGGATATAACATGAAAGCTCTTATTAAAAAACCTACTTATTAAACTACAAAAAACAAGATTATATTTTTTTGGTTTATGTTCTTGAAATATAAACAAAGATATCAATATTATGATCAAATGATGAATAGAAAAATTAGAACGGGTTTTGGAACAGGTTTATTCGATAATATTATTTTACACTTGGCTTATGAATATCCCGAAAAAATAAATTGGGCAAGCATTTCGAGTAATCCCAATCTGACTTTGGAATTTATTGAAAAAAATATCGATAAAGTTAATTGGCAATCACTTTCTAGAAATCCCATTTTGACCGAGGAATTTATTGAAAAATATGAAGACAGAATAGATTGGATTTACTTATCTACCAATTCAATGCTCACTGAAAAAATTATAGATAAATATATTGATAGACTGGATTTAAAAAACTTAAGTTATAATAATTCATTAACACCAGAAATACTTGAAAAATATATTGATGAAAAATGGGATTTTGGAGCAATTATGGAAAAGAAAACAACTACTTTAGAATTTATTGATAAACACAAGGATAAATTTAATTTCGAAAATATTACTAATCCTAATCTAACATTAGAATATGTCAAGAAAAATAATCTAAATTTGCATGATATTATCAGATATAGAATGATTAATCAAAAATTTGTTTATGATCATTTTGAAAATTATACTAAGGAAGAAAAAATCAGGATATTGTCCGAGACTAGAATAGACCCATCTACCCCACTGGATTTTATAGAAAAGTATAGAGAATATTTAGAAGATTATTATATTGGTTACAATCTGAATTTGACTGGAGAATTTATTGAAAAATATATCTATATCACAAAAAACTTAAATGTTATATCTCATAATCATTGTCTCGATTTAAATTTGATCAAAAAACATTTTGATAAATTGGAAGGATATATGTACTTACTAATCAATCCCAATTTAGATCTGGAAATGTTGGAAAATTTTATAAAAAAAGAAATTTATAAGAACTTCGTTTGGTTTAACGAATCAAATCTCAACCCATACATTAAAAATAAACATAAAAAGATATATTCCGAAGCTCTTAAATCCGAGATATCTTTGGAAATCGAACACCGAAAAGTTCGTAAAAAACAAAATCATCTTCAATCTTTGTATACACGAAATTAAACTTAATATCCGCGATACTAAATTAGGAACTATTGTTGTATTTTAAAATAAAAATTGAATAATCATAAATTAATCAAAACTAAATATACAAAGAATGTTTGATCTTGTAATTATTATCATTCATGGAATTGGAGGAAATATTTTTCCACTTTCTAAACAACTAAATGAAATAGGATATAAATGTTATGATTTCGGTTATCAATCGACCAAAATGACTTTAGTAGAATCTGCCAAAAGATTATCTGATTTTATTGAGGAAATTTCGGGAGAAAATAAAAAGAAAATTATCTTGATTGGTTATGAGGCTGGAGGAAGAGTAGCATTATCTTGTGAAAATTCCAATATCGAAGGAATTATCACAATTGCCAGTCCAATCCAGGGAAGTTGGTTAGCTGAACAATTTTTATATTATTTACCAATTATCGGATATTTTTCTGGCCCAATGTTGAGTGATTTGACTAAACCTCACAAACAAGAAATTAAAATACCCTTAATCACAATTACCACTCCAAATAGAGGTATGTGGAAAAGTGAAATGACTCATAAAAAATCTATTAATGAAAAACAATTAGATGATTCATCTCAAATATGTGAATTCATTACCGAATCAATTGAACAAATTCTCGATAGTTATGAAACGAGCCTTGTTCGATAAACGCGTATTTTCAAAACTTTTATTTTTTTGTTTTGATTACTCTATTAAAAATTGAATTTGATACTATTATTTATTGAAATCAAAAGATAGTTTATCTTTTCAAAAAGTAGAATTCACTGTAATTTTTCATTTTTGACTAAGTGATAAAACAATGTCTCAAAATAATGTACCCGACGCCAAATCCCAACCTTCAAAAATAAAAAATGAAGAAGAGAAAAAATTATCGGAAAAAGAAAATTATCTCCGTAAACTAGAAGAAAACACACGTTTGTTAGAGATTTCTTTCAAAAAATCATTACATATGGAATACGAACCGGTATTATGGCCAGAGTTCGAACCGATTAAACAACGTTTAGTTTAATTTTGTATTGTAACATTGATTTCTTTTTTGAAAATTGAATAAAGTGCAAATTATATAAAATGAATCGACTTGTTAAAAAAATAGAATTTACAGTGATTTCTCATTCTCGATTGGGTGATAAAACAATATCCCGAATTAATGTACTTGATTCATATCTTAATTTCGAATTACCGCAGCCTTCAAAAACGAAAAGAGATTACGGATACGATCTTTTATTAAATTACAAATATTTTGATAATTTTTATGATAATTTATTTTGGCAAATGTTGTTAAATAAAGTCGTGATAAAATTATTAAGAAAAGAAAATTACATTTGCATACATAATCAAACTTAATATTCGCGACTATTTAGATGATTTCTTTTTTCAAAAATTGAATAAAGTGTAAATTATATTACGATGGAAATCAATCCTGAAAAAAAGGAAGAAAAATCCCCAGTGAGTGTTAAGAAATTTTATTTGGAAGTCAAGCCAAATGTTGATCGAATTTTTATTTTCCAAAAAGTAGTCGGTAGTTCATCTAAGTTTATTAGTGAGATGATTTGTGCGGACGTGGAAAGTGCCGAACTTGGAAGTCAATCAAGATTTTTCAATGGAACTATTCCTACACAAATTGCCAGTGAGAAATTTCTTTTAATGTTGTTGGGATCTGAAAATAATACTGAATATAATTTTAACAGATTATTTTCCAAACCGATCAGTGAAAAAACTTTAAACAAATTCAAAGAAAAAGGAATAAAAGTAATGGAAAATGAAATTGTTATTAATGTTCCCCATGAGATAGAATATGTCTTAATCAATGTTCCAAAAGTATTTCAAGAATTGTTAAAATTACCTAAAAACATTTTTATGATTGATACTAAAAAAAGTAATATTATGCTATTTCCCGAGGGCACTTCCACTCGCGAAAAATTATCTCGTGGTATTGATCCACAAGGTCGAACTTACATTAATTATACCAAGATAGATCTCAGTGATATTTTCAAAATGAATCTCGAAAAAGATTTATTAAAATTTCTGGAAGAACAAAATTTTATCATCAGCTGCTTTACTCAGGTGAAAATCAACGAGTTTTCTATTGAATAGACCGCGTGTTTAACATTTTTTAGATGAAAAAAATATTTAAAAAATGAAATATGAATTATATAATATTTGCAAACTTACATCACAATGTGGAAATATTTAGATAAAACTCTAGCTTATTATTCAACTAATCTCGAACCTTATCGAAAATATAAAAATGTGATTATGTTTGATTTAGATTTTACTTTGGTCAAACCACTGGATCGCCGAACTTATCCTAAAGATGTTGATGATTGGCGATGGATGTTCGGAGACAAGGAAACTTTAGGTAAACTTGATAAATTAATTGTGGAAGGTTATCTTTTAGTAATTATTAGTAATCAATCCAAATCAAATAAAACTAGATTTATTTTGGATAGAATTTCTTTGATTGTTGATGAAACAAATCTACCTTTTGAAGTTTATGTAGCCACGGATTATGATAAATACAGAAAACCAAACACCGAAATTTTCGAAAAATATGTCTGGGAAAAACTTGATCCAAATTTCGATAATTTGATTTATGTCGGAGATGCCGCCGGTCGTGAAAATGATTTTTCAGATTCTGATCGAAAGTTTGCTTATAATATTCATTTATTTTTAAAACATATCAAAAATCCTGGAGACATTAAATTTTATACGCCTGAAGAATTTTTCCAAAACTCCAAAGAAACTAAAGAATGGCGAGGTTTCAATCCCAGCGAATTTATTAAAGAGCAAAAGCTGAAAGCGAAAGATAAAAGTTGGAAAGAGGAATTAGATCAGATTTTAAGTGAAAATCAACAAAAAGTTTTGATCTTAATCGGCCCACCAGCTTCGGGAAAATCTACTTTGGCTAAGAAAATACAAGAAAAAGATCCTAAAATTGTACATATTAGTCGAGACCTTTATTCTACTAAAATCAAAACTACTAAAGCTTTTCGCGAGGCTTTGCAAACAGGAGAATCGATAGTTTTGGATAATACTAACCCTTCTAAACAAGTTCGAGAAGAATATATTCAAGAAGCGTTAGAAACTAATCCCAAAATAAAAATTTACTTAATTCATATGAATAATTTTGATGATTTGGAAAAAAATAAAGGTTTATACGAACATCTTAACATTTATCGAGAAAGGCTGGGAACTAAAAACAGAGTTCCAGAAATAGCTTACAAAATCTTTTATAAAAATTATGAAGAACCCGATGAAAGCAAGGTTGAGCAAATCCTTCAAATTCCTTTTAGTCCCAAGTTTAAAAACAAAAATCAAGTTTTACGATTTATTCAAAAATCCTAATTTTATATAAAATTCGGTATATAAATTAAGTATAAAAAATTGATTTATTATATATTTTTATTATTTATAGAAAAGAAAATGGAGATCCTAGGAATAAAATTCTCCCAATTTACCATTAGAATGTATTCTGATCTTTCATTGATGCATTCCCCAGTAAATAATATTCCGATGATGCTTTTTAGTTTACATAATTCACTTTTTATACGTGAAAATATGGATAAAAATAAAAAACCAAATATTAAAAAACAAATTAAACGTCTTTTGAAAATGATGAAATATTCTGGAAATTTAATTTTAACTTATGAATATATCAATTTAATACAATCTTATTTAATTAATTGGAAGTGGTTACCCAAAAATTCTAAAATATATTCACTTGGTAAGTCAATATCCAAATCTTTCAAAACTAACTTTGAAATTTTTCCAGAATATCAAAGACAAAGCTATCAAAGAATTCAAACCCATTACTACTCTAGAGATTATGATATTAGAGCTCGGGGCTGTCAGAGAATTAAAAATTATTATCCCAAATACCACGATAATTAGAGAATAAAAGATATTGCGAAATTTGAATTTTTTGTTATATTAATATTTGTCTGATCATAAATATTAGTTCAAAGAAAAAAAGAAATGTCCGAGAAGAACAACGTTTTGATGCAGTTGTTATATAAATATCCTAATAAAAACTGGGATTGGCAAGCACTTTCTAATAATCCTAACTTATCTTTAAAATTTATTAAAGAAAATATAAACAAACTTAGTACCACAGGACTTTTGCTCAATAAATATTTACCTTTTGAATTTATTGAAAATAATTTTAAAAAGACTCATTTAGATCTTTTTGCTTTTAATATTTCAATACCGGAAAAATTCATCAAAAAACATATTCATTATTTTGATAAAACTTATCTTTCAAATAATGAGTCAGTACCGATGAACATTTTTAATAAATACTTTGATGACTTAGACATTATCGCAATCTCAGCAAATCCTGGGCTAACTCCTGATTTTATCAAGAAAAATAAAGATAGATTATATTGGCGAGGGTTATCTAAAAATCCCGCACTAAACATGAGCTTAATCGAGAAATATCTGGATAGAATTTCTTGGGAAGATTTATCTGAAAACCCCAACTTAACGGAGGAGTTTATAGTAAAACATCTGGAAAAATTAGATTGGAATTGGTTGGCGAGTAATCAAAATTTATCTATCAACTTTATTAAAGAAAATTTAGAAAAGCTTTGTAGTCCCAATCTAATTAAAAATCCTGTCATTAATAATGATCTCATTCAGAAAATTATATCTTGCCAAGCTTTTGGTGTTATTCTCGACGATTTAGAATTTTATGAATATCTTTCAGATAATCCTGGATTAGATTTGAAATATATTGAAAATAATTTGGGAAATGTGAACATGTCTTTTCTTTCAGAAAATCCCGCATTAACTCTGGAATTTATTGAAAAACATCTGGAGATAATCGATTTTGAAGCTTTATCTAAAAATCGATTCGATTATGATCCATATATTTGGAATAAAAAGAAAAAGGCACGAGCTGCAAACTTAAAACAAGATTTGGAAAACTATATTATTCAAGAATGGAAAAATGAGTTGGATGTTTCGCTTGATATTATCAAACTTCGCAAAAGAGATTTAGATTTGGGTTTACGAAAATCCATGATTTAAAAATTTGATTTTATTTTTTATTATGATTATCATTTCCGCAAAGAATGTTTCACAATATTTTACCAGAATTATTACGGAAAAATTCTAATGAAGAATTGCTTTATGGTGATATATTTTTCAATCCCAACTTGACTCAAAAAATAATTGAAGAAAATCTAGAATATGTTGATTGGAATCTAATTGATGATATTGTTAATTTGACTGATGAAATGATTGA